ATAATACTTGGTATAATTCAACCGGAGGAACAACAGGTAATCCCGGTGCTGGAACTAATCAAACATTTACTCTCACAGAACAGTTGTTTATTTTCTCCTATTGCTTTAGCGCAAGCGGTTCTCTAAATTGCGGTCAAAGAGCCTTTGCCTACACCGCCCCCTCTGGCTTCAAAGCACTCTGCACACAGAATCTGCCTACGCCGACTATCGGTGCAACTAGCACGACACAGGCGAATGATTACATGAATGTGGTGACTTACACCGGAACTGGTAGCACAAGGTCTGTTACTGGAGTAGGTTTTCAACCCGGATTTGTTTGGATTAAAGGCAGAAGCACTAGCAGTTCACATCACTTATTTGATGCTGTTCGTGGCGTTCCTAAAGTGTTATTTACAGATGGAACATACGCAGAAGAAACACGGACAAACTCGTTTACGTCCTTTGATTCTGATGGCTTTACTGTTGGAAGTAGTTCAGACGGTAACACTAACGTAAACACTACAACTTACGTAGCATGGAACTGGAAAGCCAACGGTGCTGGCTCATCTAACACGGCTGGCACTATTACCAGCACAGTCAGCGCAAACACCACGGCTGGGTTCTCTGTTGTTACTTATACTGGTAACGGCACAACTGGCGCTACTTTTGGTCATGGTCTTGGTGTAACCCCTGACATGATAATTATCAAAAAGCGTTCAACAGGAACCGCTGGCAACTGGATTGTTTATCATACATCTACGGGAATTAACCAGTATTTGTACTTAAACTCTACGGCAGCAGCGGCCACATCATCTCCAACATGGGGAGTAAGTTCTACTTTAGTTACTCTGCAACAACCATTTAATGACTACAACACAAGCACAGCACCTTATGTAGCCTACTGTTTTGATGCCGTGGCTGGCTATTCTGCCTTTGGTAGTTACACGGGCAATGGTTCTACGGATGGGCCTTTTGTGTACACAGGGTTTAGGCCAAGGTATGTGCTAACAAAAGAAGTTAGTGCATCTGGGCAAGAATGGTTTATTTGGGACTCTGCTAGAGATACATACAACCAAGTGCAAAATGAAATATTTCCGAACAGTTCTGCGGCAGAAAACGCTACGTCATGGACATATCAGCCGTATATAGACTTTCTATCTAACGGATTTAAGTTAAGGTCTATCAATAGTCATATAAACGGTTCAGGTAGCACATTGATATACGCAGCCTTTGCCGAAAATCCCTTTAAGTACAGTTTAGCCCGATAGGAGCAACAAATGTTTTTACTCAACAACGTAGTAATCTCAATCGACTCTGAACAAGTCATCGGTGGCATCCGCTATCCACACCTGCGTGACCCTGCCCTGCGTGAGCAGTTAGGCGTGACTGAAGCAGCGGACGCACCTGATTATGACCAGCGGTTCTATTGGGCTCCTACATTGCCTAAGCTCCTGAATGACCGTGAAGAGTCTGACGAGGCAGGTAATCCTATGTACGTCAAAGTCTTGGGTGTTGTCAACGGCGAACCTGCGATGGTTGACTCCTCAGAGAGACTTGTTACCAAGGGACTCAAGAGCCAGTGGACTGCACAGGTTAAGACCACGGCTGGCTCTATGTTGGCTGAAACTGACTGGTATGTATGGCGTAAGTTTGAGAGGAACATCGATGTGCCTGCTTCAGTGGCTACGAAGAGAGCCGCTATCGTTGCTGAGTGCGACAGACTTGAAGCTGCCATTGCTGCCTGCACAGACGTAGAAGCCTTAATTGCTGTGGTAGGCTCACAGGACTGGCCTAAAGGAAACTAATTGAATGCAATGTGGCAGATGTGGCAGCAGAGGTACACTAAAGAACTTTGTAACACCATAGTAGAACAGGCAAAAGAGATAGCACCGCAGGATGCAGTAGTTGGTTTCCAAGGCTCTAATGTAGACACCAATATTCGTAGAAGTAAGGTTAGGTGGATCACTAGAGACAATAAAGACCTTGGTTGGCTATACCATGAACTAACTAATTTGTTTCATGTTTCTAATCATAATGCCTTTGGATCTGAGTTGTGGCACTTAAATGAGATTCAGTTTACAGAATACAACGCAGAAGACCAAGGTTATTATAATTGGCACAATGATGTAAATTGGGATGATGGTAGACAAGTACACAGGAAGTTATCTCTGGTGTGCCAACTGTCTAGCCCAGAAGAGTATGAAGGTGGTGAGTTTGAGATGCAGCCGTTACATCTCAGCAGCCCAAAACAAGAGCACCTAAGAACCCAAGGGACTGTTTTAGTGTTTCCCTCCTTTGTGGTTCATAAGGTAAACCCTGTAACCAAAGGCACTAGACACTCGCTAGTGGCCTGGATGGAAGGACCTAAGTGGAGATAGTGATGTCACCAACAGACCAAGTTAAAGGACAACTTGATACCCATGAAGCAGTCTGCGCTGAACGCTATGCAGGCATCAATGCTAGACTAAAGAGACTAGAACAGATCCTGCTTGGGACTACTGGTTTCATCGTAATTCTATTACTCAGTTTAGTTCTTAAAGTAGGTTAAGATGAGCAGAAAAGTCTCCGCTGTTACAACTAAGGCAACTACTACCAAGGATACTATTCTTACGGTACCTACCAAGAATACTGGTCTTTGGCAGTTAATGTACATCATTAGTCTTACCGGCAATGACACTCCAAAGGTCTATTGGTATGATGTCTCTACTAACACTGAGTATTTCATTGTTGGTGGTAAGAACTTAGGTGCTGGTGAGTTTGTTAGATTAGACGGAGAGGCAGAGGTAGTCTTACAATCTGGAGATCAGATTCGTGTACAAAACTCTAGCACCAATACCGTAACCTATATAGCAACAGTAGAGTTCGTTCCTGAAACAGCAGTCCAATTCCAATTCTAAGGAGAATAGTATGCCAATGGTCGGAAAGAAGAAGTTCCCATATACCTCTAAAGGTAAAAAAGCCGCCGAGTCCTATGCCAAGAAAGAAGGCTACAAATCTGCTAAGGGCATGAAGATGCACGAAGGTAAAGAGACTAAGGCTATGGAAGCAAAAGAGAAAAAAGCAAAGAGGATGAAATAATGCCACTCAAAAAGGGTTACTCACAAAAGACCGTCTCTGAGAACATTCGTAAAGAGATGAAGTCTGGAAAGCCGCAGAAGCAGGCTATTGCGATTGCTCTGTCTACTGCCAGTAAAGCAAAGAAAAAGGCTAAGAAATGAAACCCGGACTATATGCAAATATCAATGCAAAACGTAAACGGATAGCTGCTGGAAGTGGTGAGAAGATGCGTAAGGTCGGCTCCAAAGGTGCTCCTACAGCTAAGGCGTTCAAACAAGCTAAGAAGACTGCGAAGAAATAATGGTAAAAAAAGTATATCAGAACCCAGAAGGTGGCTTAAATGCCAAAGGCAGGGCATACTTTAAGAACAAGGAAGGCGCTAACCTGAAGCCTCCAGTGTCTGCTAAAGAGGCTGCAAAGTCTCCTAAGAAGGCTGCTCGTAGGAAGTCCTTCTGTGCCCGTATGAGTGGCGTTCCTGGCCCTATGAAGGACTCCAAAGGCAGACCAACAAGAAAAGCCTTAGCACTAAAGAAATGGGACTGTTAAATGGCCAACAAAACTTACTTAGAACTTGTCAATGAAACCTTGGTTCGCTTGCGTGAGCCAGAGGTTACTGCCGTTACTGACAATGCCTATTCTAAACTTATCGGTAGGTTCATCAACGATGCTAAACGGCAGGTTGAAGATGCCTATACTTGGAATGCCCTGTCAGAGACGCTGACGGTGACTACCTCTGCTAACCTGTTTAACTATGTGTTAACTGGCATCGGTCAGCGGTTTAAGGTCATCGATGTGATTAACTCACAGTCTGACTGGTTCCTAAACTACGAGACAACTAGGAAGATGGATGAGTTGTTCTTAAATAGTGGAACAGTCTTGGTTGGTGCTCCTGATCGTTATAACTTTAACGGTGTAGACAATAACGGAGATACACAGGTAGACCTCTATCCTATCCCTGATGGTGTCTATGACATCTACTTTAACGTCATCAAGCCACAGGCAGAATTTACCCTTGCTTCTACACAGATCAAGGTTCCTTCAGAGCCTGTAATCTTCCTAGCCTACGCCAAGGCCTTGAATGAGCGTGGTGAGGACAATGGTCTCAATAGCGCCGAGGCTTATGAGTTGTATCGCCAGTCTCTGTCAGACCACATAGCTGCTGAGGCTAACCGCTACCCTGAAGAACTCATCTGGGGTTCAATTTAATGAAAAGAATACAGACCGCTACTATTGCTGCTCCAGGCTTTCTAGGCCTAAACACGCAAGAAAGCAGTATTCAGTTGTCTTCAGGCTATGCTCTGAAGGCACAGAATTGTGTCATCGATAAGTATGGTCGTATTGGGGCTAGGCGTGGTTGGACACCTGTAAACACAGCAGTCAACACAGACTTAGGCTCTGGTAACGCTGTAGAATTCATCTTTGAAATGATTGATGTTGGCGGCAACCAGACCATCAGTGCCGGTAATAACAAGTTGTTTACTGGCACCACAACGATGACCACCAAGACTGTTAGGACACAGGCCAACACTGCTGATGTATCTTACACGATAACAGGCAACAACTGGCAAGCCGCAGCTTTGCCGTTTGGTGACGGTTCTGATGCTGTTTCCCACGCCTATATGGTGCAGACAGGACACCCTGTACTGGTCTTCCACAATCTACCTACTCCGGGCACTGGTGCTACCTTCTCTGTGGCTACGATTAGCGGTGGTGGTGGTACTGGTCCGATAGCGACAGTAACAGTCACTGCTGCTGGCTCTGGCTACAATGTTGGCGATGTCCTTACCATCGCTGGT